TTAACAGCTAACTCATAGCAACTCATTCCTATTCAGATACTAATTTAACCCTCTGTTTTTACAGAGGGTTTTTGTTTTTATGTATTCATTTCTATTCACTCTACACCATATTTTTTGGCGGTACAGGTGACGGTATTACCTTAAAGGTATACTCTCATACCGTCATGAAAATGGTTTCTATACGGGTGAATTGTGCTTACCGATACAAAATTAAAGAACCTCAAGCCACAGGACAAACTGTACAAAGTTTCCGATCGTGACGGGCTGTATGTAGCTGTGCTTACGTCAGGTACGGTCTCGTTTCGCTATGACTACCGTATCAACGGTCGCCGCGAAACACTGGTAATCGGGCAGTATGGGCGTGACGGTATCAGCCTGGCAGAAGCGCGAGAAGAACTGATTGCTGCAAAGAAGCTGCTTAAAGCAGGCCAGTCGCCGGCTGCGGCTAAACGTGACGGTATCAAAAAGATTCGTGGTGCCGAGACGTTTGCGGTACATACCGACAGTTATATGAAACACGTCATCCTGGCTGACAGTACCCGCGCAATGAAGCAGGCGGTGATCGACCGTGACATACTTCCGGTTCTTGGCAACAAAATGATGACTGAAATTACCACATCGATGGTTCGTGATTTGTGTGACCGGATTGTCGAACGCGGTGGTCGGGCAACAGCAGTACAGGCAAGGGAGATCATCAGCAGCGTATACCGTCACGCCAATGACCGTGGTCATGGTTTGTTTAATCCTGCGGCTGACATTAAACCTTCGTCTATCGCCATATTTAAACCAAGAGAGCGAACACTGACACCAGAAGAAATTGGCCTGTTCTTCCGCACGCTGGATGCCATTGGTGCTATGGGCACTATGAAAATGGCTTTAAAGCTGGTGCTTATCACTATGGTTCGTAAAGGCGAATTCACCAACGCAACGTGGGATGAAATAGATTTTAAAAAATGGACATGGACAATTCCTTCAGACCGCATGAAGGGAAGCCGGGCGCACGTTATTTACCTGCCTAAACAGGCTCAGGATATATTGGTCGGGTTGCAGATGTGCGCTGGTGGAAGTGAATATCTGGTTCCTGGTCGTTACAATTTCCGGAAGCCATTATCTAATGCCGCGTTGAACTCTCTGATCGACAGAACGGTGAAAATAATAAATGAAGATGGTGAGCATATTCAGGGCTTCACCGTACACGATATGCGCCGTACAGCCAGTACGTTGTTGCATGAGGCTGGTTATCCTTCAGACTGGATTGAAAAGGCTCTGGCACATGAGCAGAAAGGTGTGCGCGCCGTATATAACAAAGCGGAATACGCCAGACAGCGCGCCTACATGTTGCAGCAGTGGGCCGATATGATTGATTCCTGGATTAACGGGGAGCATACGGATCTGATTCCGTTCTCCCCGTCGAAGTTTGAGAAGTGGATGGCGGGGGAATAACGTTTAATAGTTCTGCTGATTTTCTTCCATCTCTGCTTCTGCTGCCAGTGATTCAATTTTGTTTTCGAATATTGCTGACAGTGTTGCAAATTCAGCATCAGTGACAGCGGGAATTGGAACAAACCTGATCCCGCTGTGTGCAAGCATGTTTGCAGTTTCAAGGCATTTTCTTAAATCTGCTGGTGATGCCCTGTTCATGCAGCACGCTCCCGCCCCTGGTTGTCTGTTGGTGACATCGGAGCATTGCTGAATGCATTTGTTAATCCGCCAATATCCAACGCGTATCCAGGGTGTAGTTGCACTGCCGGGTCTTCGCACTGATTACCCCAAACATCGAAGCCATGAGACGTCTGGCGGGCGAACAGTTCAATGCGAGAAACATCGCCTAATAATTGCACAAGTTTTTCACGAACGATATCTGGCTTTCTTGAATGCCCAAGCCGCGGTGCGATAAATGACTGAACGATCCCTGCATTAATGCGCGTAGGTAGTTTTCCCTTTACCGCAAACAGGCAATCTTCACTATTGGCGCGAGTCATGTGTCCCATACCCATAACCAGTTTATCTGGTTGTCGACTACCACATTTTATCCACGTGAAGCCCTTCATCGTCATCAGACGGAATCCCCAGGCTTCAACAACTTTTAGTGCTTCGAGTGGTTGTGTTGGCACCCACCACATGGCCAACAGACAGTTTTCATCGGCCAAATCCCACACAGGAAGGCGGCAGATATCCAGCACACTCATAACCGGATATTTAAAACCGGCACCGCGATTACCATCTGCGGCTTTGTCCCGGTATACCCAGGGTGGATCTGCATAGATTAGTGTGTATTTCTTAGTCATAAACCACCCCACAACATCCTATGCCGCTATAGTCGCCACGGCGAAGTCCGTTACCTTTTGTGATACATTGGTCCCTGCGAACCGCGATCCTTGCACGTTCAACATCACCAGAAGCAACATCCATACACTGAAGCCAAAGGTGAGCGGCAATGCGGAATTGCCCTTTTTTCTCTCTTTCAATCGCGCGTTTTTCGATCTCTATCGCCGCAGGAGTAACGGCGACAATCTTTGACGGACTGCGCATTGAAACCTTATTCATGTGATATTTTTCAAGTCGGCTTAACTTTCTCACTTAATCCAACCCTCTCTGAAAATTAATGCCAGCAGATAAAGCCATGCTGAAACAGAGGCCAGGAATAAGTACCATCCTGACCATTTGCTCCAGTGCCTTAGCAGCGCACTCATGCAGCGTTGCTCACGGGACGATATACACGTTGCTGAACAGGAGGTTTTTTACCCTGGAACTCTGCCGGGCTTGCTGCCTGACGTTCATCAAGCCAACGCTCAACTTCGTCACGGTTCCATGCGCAGCGTTTGTCAGTGATATACCAGCGTTTAGGAAATTCCCCTGCGCGCTCCATACGGTCGATAGTGCTCCATGACAGTGGCACCACCGCCAGGAGTTCCTTCTTACCTAATGCACCTTTCATAAATACCTCTCTTGGTTGCAGTGCGGCGCGTGTGGCGCCGCGGTGGTGGTTACATAGATGTTTCGTTTAATTCTTCCCGACGAACGCTGTAAACGTCGGTGGCTTTTGCCAGCAGTTCGTCATCATCTGAAAGTTTTTGTGCAATGTATTTGTAAGCCTTATCCAGTTCGGAGACAGTGCTGTAATTCATCGCTGCGCTGGTAAAGGCCATCAGCATTTCTTCTGGATCACGGCTATCCGCTTTACGAGTTTGCTCATCAGGCTTTTTCACTGGTTTAGCGTTGATCAGACTGTTCATTCCCGCAGCAGTAGTTGTTTGCGGAGTAATGTCTCGCTCAACGCGCGGTGCCGTTTCCTGTAATTCGTCAGGGGTGTAAACACCGAGAAGCACATCAGGAGCGTGCAGGCGAGCCCATCGTTTCGTGCAAAGATAGGCAAGCTGCTGGCGCGGATCCTGTTCCCACAATGGAGAGTTACGCACTCCGGCTTGCGCCATACTGATGGTAAGCTCACGGGGTTCTGCTTCTCCTTTAAGAACTGCTGACACAGTTACCGTCAGATTCGGTGATTTATCTGTTTTGCCGTTAACATTCGACCAGTCACCGCTCCAGCGATAATTCAGGCGTGTCGCCAGCAGGCTGGAAGAGGATACGACCGCGTTTACCAACTGTGCTTCGTAGCCTAACGTTCCGTTTACCACATGCGTTTTCTGCGCCACGGCGAAAGGGTTCATTCCCCACTGTGCCGCCTGCATGGTCACCGCCAGACAATCGGCAGGTTTGCCTTCAAGATGTTTCGGTACAGTCGCTTTGCTTTGTGACATCAACTCCGCGAAACGCACCAGTTGATTCATGCCCTCCGGGCTGAAGATTGCCGCAGCAGTACCTACAGTTGCACCTGGTTGTGATGTGATTGCGATATCATTGCTCATACGTACATATCCTGTTTACGTGCCCAGTCAGGGCGTTTAATAATTTCCACTCCGCCCCACTCATCGTTGATGCGGCATTCGTGATAGGTATTCAGATCCCGGCGGAACAGAGCGTGCCCGGCATCGACATCCTGCGCATCCAGCTCGAACACGCGTACCGGATACCGACCACAATCAATGCTTTCGCTCACGGCAAGAAAGAAAAAACCATGCGGCTGACCAGTAACCCTCATTGCTCCTTCGCGGTACATTGCGTCCTGCACGTGGTAGCGGAATTCCTCGATGTGGCGTGCAAAACGGTCCATATCTGCAACCTTTTTCACGTCGACGATCACGTTGTGCTCGTTCAGCCATTTATCTGGACGAATTCGGCACAACTCACCCGTCTCTTCATCGTTCCAGTACATTGATGCTTCGCAGTAACCAGGTGCTTCCAGCATCCAGCGTGCCGCCGGGTGAGCCATTGCGCTATCACGCATCAGCTCCAGTTTCCGCCACTGCTCGGCATCAAGTACCGTAATCCCCATATCCGCTACATCACGAAGAAATGCTTCTTCGTCAGCTTTACCTTGTTTCGTCCGACGATCGAATTTCGGTGAAACAATGAAGCGTTTGTCGAACTCTCCAGGCTCCAGAAGCAGACAGTGCAATGCGGTTCCCATATCCAGTGCAGACTTTTTCTCTTCGTCTTCTGGTGCTGCCTGAACCCATTTAAGAAGCGCCGGATTCTTGGCAACCATGTCCAGTTGCGACTTACTCACGCCGTCACCGGCGTGGTAGTCTTCGTTGCTGATGTCGAAATAAATTCCCGGTTTCATGCCGCGTCCCTCTGTCCATCAAGCTGATCCGCCAGATCCCAGCGGGCGATAATTGCCATTGCCTCGCGCCGGTAGGCATCCATAAGTTCTTCGAACTCAGGGCTGTCTTTAGCTGCCTCCAGCACTTCCTGGCGAACTCCTTTGCCTGTTACAGCGTCAAAAGTTGAGGCCAGTTGATGAAGCCGGATGCTCTCGATCAGTTCAACTTGTCGGTCATATAACTGTTCTGACAGGCGGTAGTCCTTGTCGAATGCCAGCATGATTTTTTGAAGATTTTTCTGCTGATTAACGTTCATACCCACCTCAATATTTGATATACGCGTCCTGCACTTTGCCGCCAGCGATAGCAAACATTGCTTTCTGCGCGAATTCTTCGGGAATGCCTTGGGCTATCAGATCTGCGATTACTCTGCGGTTAACGGTACGGCGATGCTCTTTATCTGCAGCTCGGCGCGCTTCTTCGTCGGCGATACGCTTCTGTTCGTCAAGGCGGGCTTTTTCTGCCGCCTCTTGGCGTCGGCGTTCCTCGGCAACGGCTTCTTCTTTTTCGCGTCGTGCACGCTGCTCTGCTTCAATTCGCTGACGTTCTGCTACTTCAGCACGTGCTTTTTCTTCCGCCGCCAGGCGTGCCGCAGCCTCAATTTCAGCTTTCGCTTTTTGTTCAGCTTCGAGCCTGGCCTGTTCAGCAGCTTCCCGGCGGATATTCTCTTCTCGCTCAATGCGCGCTTTTTCCTCCGCTTCTTTGCGAAGTCGCTCCAGCTCAGCGGCTTCATGCTCGTGTTTTTGAGCTACTGCGAGTGATTCTTCCAGTTTCTGGATGGTTGAATCCTTGGCTACTCCAGCTTCTGCTGCGTACTCCTGCCAACTTTCATCAAGTGCTACTGATTTAGCCTCTTGAATTCGTTCCTGAATATCAGATGATGGCAAGTAGTTTCCGGAGAGATCGATCACGTCAGCTAGTGCTCGCAAATTTGTCAGGCGTTGTTGCAGTGCTTCAGTGCGTAATTTCTCAGCATTTTCCCACTCGGTGAGTGGGCGGCGTACTTCATCACGAAGCCGATCGCATTCGGTTACGAAGCGTCGTAACTCTGCTTCAACTACTTTCGGCTGTTCTTTCAGGCGTTTCAGATAATCACGTCCTGGTTTTTCTACCGCTGTTTTACTTCTTGAAACCTTCGCAGCCAGAGATGCAATGCGCTTTCTGCCTTTGTCTGTGCTAATGTCAGGCACTTCATTAACACCTTCACGGATCTGCTCGAGAAACTTTTCCAGCCCTTTTTCAACGTAAATTCTTGGTGCCATGTCTGGTGTGATTTCGATGATTGATAATTCACTCATTTGCTAACTTCCTCCCATATCTCGTTATCGTTGGCCACATCGCGAGCTTCTTTGCTGACGAAAGCCCACTTAATGCCTTCCTGTAAGGTGCTGAACTTCCAGCTCATGAATCCGCATGCAGTAACGCAGTACCAACCGTTGATGATTTTCCACTGCATAACTTGTTACCTCGGTCTGTTACCGTTGAGGTAATAATTATGCTTATTTGGTTTGGTGTCAATAGATATGAGTTAAAAAAATTACCCGTAAGGTAATCTATCTGGCAATAAAAAAGCCGCCATGAGGCGGCTTACTTGCTGAAAACTATAGTTTTATTGTTTGCTTTTTTCGTTCTGGTTGATGACAAATTCAATGTAACTTTCGATCTTTGCTTTCTCTGTTTCAGGTAACAATGCGTAGCGCGAGCGGTCATAGTTGATAGTTGCAGGGTCGTGCGGGTGAATCAGTAGTTCATATCCGTGACGCCCGAATGCAGATGCAACATTCTCCAGGGTGGAAATGGAAACGCTGACCTCATTGTTTAACAGGCGGCTGATTGTCACCTGGGCTACGCCGGATGCGCGGTGAAGTTTTCCCTGTGTTGAAAGGTCGCGGCTTTCGCTCATCCAGCGTTCCAGGTTGTGAGCCGCCAGCTGGCCAATGTCGCTTGGGCCGACAGGCTGAAAACCTTCCTGAGAAAGCGAGCGATCGATATCAAGCCAGTTACGGGGTTTATTGGCGGCAGCTTCAATTTTTCGTGCAACCTGGTCGCCGATAACCTTCTTGCCAAGAGCCCAGCGGTTTACCAGATTTGCCTGAGTTCCAAGTTTTTCTGCCATCCGCGTCTGAACACCATTGAATTCACGGTCGATCAAGTCGTTGAGATTTTGCCTGCGGACGTCCTGGATACTTTTCATTTTCTGGAAAATCGCCTCATATATGAATCAGTAGATGATTCAATTTAAAGCAATATTACCCAACAGGTAAATGCACCTCATGGGTAACTATCCTTGATTTTTGTTACCTTATGGGTGAATATTTATTATCTGAAATAAATATCAGGCAATAGCTATGAGCGATAACGGACATTTCGATTTCAAAAAGCACTGGCTTGCACTTACTCCGGATGAGCGTGAAGCCTTCGCACAGGAAGCCGGAACGACGAGTCACTATATCCAGACTCACTTAACAGGTAAGCGCAAAATGCCAGGTAAAGTATTGATGAATGGGCTTTTTAAAGCCTGTAAAACAAGACAATGGCTGCGCTCAAAAGCAGAACTGGCATACTTCTTCTACTCATGATATCCAGCTACAACCCTCTGTAGACCGCCACCCGGCGGTCTTTTCATATCTATTCGTACCTCAAAGGTAATAAATAACCAAATCTGGTTGATATTTTTTTTGTGTCAGCACAAAATAACCGTAATCCCAATACTAATAGCAGGGCTTACCATGGAAATCATTACACGTATTGATGCCGCAAAGCGCGGACTTAAACGCTACTACACCGGAAAAACATGTAAGCACGGACATGACAGTGAACGCTGGGTTTACAACGGACACTGTGTTGAGTGCACCATGGAATCAAACCGTCGTATCAGGGCAGAGATTAAGCAGATCATGATTAATTCCTCCCCACAACATTCAAGCTGATAGCGGAGATTAATCATGAGCAGACATGCAACAGATTGGGCCTGGGAGACAGATCCAGGTAGCTCGTCATTAAAGCTCATACTGCTCTCGATGGCTGACAGAGCCGATGAATATAACCTCTGCTACCCCAGCATAGAACGCCTCGTTAAAGACACTTGCCTGAATAAAAAAACCGTGCAGGCCGGACTTATATCGCTCATGAAAATGGGGCTTATTTCAGATACCGGAGAGAGAAAGGGAGCGACGAAAAGAGTGCGGGTTTTCTCTCTTAATATAACCAAAAACGGGAACATTAAAGGCAACCGGGAAGGGGGTAATGAACCCGAAAACGGTAATGTTACCGAAAACGGGAATATACCCAAAAACGGGATGTTGAATGATCCCAAAAACGGGATCCAGAACCAGTCATATAACCAGTCATTTAACCAAGAGAGGGAGAGCAGGACAAAAACCGGGGATTCTGTTCCTCATGACCCCGGCGCAAACAACGCCGTGATGAATAACTTTGTTCCTCCTGGTGGGATAGGGCAATTAGGAAAATTTGTCATGCATGAACAATGGCAGCCATCAGATGACTTTCTTCGGAAAAGCTCATTGCAGGGAATCTACCTGGACAGTCTGCCAACGGCACAGGAACTTGCAGAGTTCAGAATTTACTGGATGGCTGAGGGTAAGGCATACCATCAGGCACAGTGGGAGCAGAAGCTGGCAAGGCGGCTGCAGATTAGCAGACAGAAGCAATCAACATTACCTGATAACAACGTTCCGCACTGGAACAGCCCTGAAGCATGGGAGGATTTCTTGTGAACAACGTTTTTACCGCGATACAAAACCGTGACGGAGAAGCCCTTTCTCGCATGTCAGGTTATGAGCATCAGTACGTCAACAATGACAATGTGGTTAACATGTCAGCAGAGAGGCTTGTTGATGCCCTTTTCAAACAGCTGAAACAACTGTTTCCGGCGGCAGTGGTAACCAACCTGAAGACGCCAGAGCAGGAAGTAGCTGCAAAACAGCAGTGGATTGCTGCGTTTGCCGAAGGGGGGATCCGAACCCGTGAACAGGTTTCTGCTGGTATGCGCCACGCCCGCGCCAGTGAATCTCCGTTCTGGCCGTCGCCTGGGCAATTCATCAAGTGGTGTAAAGACAGCAAGATGGTTCTTGGCGTCACCATTGACGATGTGATGGCGGAGTTTCACCGGTACAGCAAGGAAAAAAGTTTATATCCTGGTGGTCCCGAAAGATTCCCGTGGCGACATCCGGTTATGTACTGGGTCGTATGTGATACCCGCCGTGCAATGTATCAGCGCCAGCTTAGCGAGATTGAGGTTGAGAAACACGCGCGCAGGCTGCTCGATGATTGGGCGAAAAAGGTGGCTTCCGGACAGCAGATACCCGATCCGGTGATCAGCATACAGGCAAAGCCAGAACCCATGAGTACACCTCCGGACACAGGGAGAGACGTTTACCATCCACCAGGGCGAAGTTTCGGGTGCATGCCTAACGCCGCCACCCTAGGGGGAATAACACCGGCGCAGTGGCTGATGGAGGAATACAGGCGGGGAAAGGCGGCAGGATTTATCAAGTAATACCAGCGCGATAGCGCATTTTTTTACGTCTCAATGATTACCTGATGGGTAATAAAATATCCTAAAATCTATTGATTTCGTGTCTTATGTGGTTTTTAATTACCTTAGAGGTAAATCATGAGAAAACAGATACAGGCTCTTGGTCGACTCAAAACAGGCCAGATGAACAAAACAGAATCTGCGTATTGCCAGCACCTTGAGCAGCGTAAACGTGCAGGGGAAATCGCCTGGTATCGATTCGAGGGTATCAAGCTGCGGTTAGCTGATAACACGTTCTATACGCCAGATTTTGCTGTGATGCTCGCCACCGGAGAGATGGAACTGCACGAAGTGAAAGGTTTCTGGACCGACGACGCCAGGGTGAAAACCAAAGTCGCCGCAGATCAGTATCCGTTCCGAATCATCGGTGTAACGGTTAAACCAAAGAAAGCAGGTGGTGGCTGGAACATCGAAGAGTTCTGAATCGACGATCTTTTTAGTTATCAATGTAATCAATAAGTTATGTGGATAAGCGAGGGTAAAGATGGAAAGTAATATCAAAGGGTTAGTTTCCGCCTGGCATGAGATGGCTTCGGAACTGAAAGCAGAATGTGGTGCCGTTGATATGCGCAGTGTGGCAAAGCTGATCAGCGATTTGGCAACGCAACTGGAAGTGCAACTGGTGCGTGCTAATGCGCTGGCAGCGGAGAATGCGGGGCTAAAGGCGATATGTGATGACCGTCGCAGGTTCATCATGAATGGGGTGCAGATGGGTTATATCAAGGTGCCAGCAGCGGAAACAGATCCAGACCTTGAGACAATTCGCATTGCTATATCACCACAAAAGCCCATTCCAGCCACCGATGCTTTCCTGGCTGAAGTACGGGCGCAGGGCGTGGAGATGTTTGCGGAGTGTGCATACACGCTTGAACATCATGATCACGCAGTAGCCTTCGCCGCTGAGCTTCGCAAAGGAGGCAACCAGTGAGCGAAATTAATTACCAGGCACTGCGTGAGGTGGCGGAACGTGCAATTCCAGCAATGGAACGCCTGTTAATGTTGCCAGCTGATGATGACTTGTTAAGTGAACAGGAACTTAAAGACTACGGTGTGGATATTGATGCGCTCAACGCCTTCAAATTTCTGACCGGACCAGAAACCGTGCTGGCACTGCTGGATGAACGGGAAAGAAACCTGCAATACATCAAAAGCCGCGATCAGGAGAACGAGGATATTGCGCTAACGGTAGGGAAGCTGCGCGTTGAGCTTGAAGCAGAAAAACAGCGGGCAAAAGTTCTATTTATGGAAAATGCTCGGCTTAAGTCAGGCATAGCCGGTCTGATACACCTCGGTATTCGATATGCAGATGTTGAGGTCATGAAAATTGCTGGAGATGCCCAGCTTTCTACCCCATGCACTGACAGCATCATAAACAGCATTGCAACAGGCATTCGCATCAAAGGAGAGTGATATGGCGTTAACACACCACGAACTATGTCAGATTGCGTACAAGTTCCTTAAGCGCAACGGGTTCAAGGTTTGCTTTCATGACCGCTTTGTTGCTGTAACCAGTACCGGAGAACAGCCAGATGCTATGGGATTCAGAAATTCAGCATCATGCCTGATAGAGGCGAAGTGTTCTCGTGCTGACTTGTTGGCAGATAGAAAAAAGCGTTTCCGTAAAAATCCCTCACTTGGCATGGGCGACTGGCGATTCTTTATTAGTGAGCCGGAAATTATTTCAGTTGAGGATTTACCTCCCGGCTGGGGATTACTTCACGTTGTTAACGGAAGAGTACGGAAAGTACATGGGTGGCCCAAGGGTAATTGCTGTTGGGGTAATCCTGACGATAAGCCATTTACTGGAAATAAGCAGGTTGAATGCGATTACATGTTATCTGCATTAAGGCGCATGGAGTTGAGAGGGCACCTTAATGAAATATATGACGGTGTAATTGTTAATAAGAAAGAAGGAAATGCGGCATGACCACTTTTACCGACAAAGAAATGATTAAAGAAATCAAAGAGCGCATAGGCAGCTTGGATGTGCGAGACAATATTGAGCGCCGGGCTTATGAAATAGCATTAGCCTCGCTGGAAGCAGAACCGGTGGCATGGCTGCATTCAGACAATGGCTTGGGTATTCCAGCAATAACCAGAAGTAAAAACGTTGCTGACAGTTGGTTATCAAAGGGCTGGTATGTTCAGCCGCTATATATAGCCAAGCCAGTGCCGGTGGTGCCAGATGCTCGTCCGTCTTTAAATAATGGCATAGTCGGCTTTGATGAAGGCTGGAACGCCTGCCGCGCCACCATGCTTCATGGTGCCAAACCTGTAAGCCAGACTTACAAGTTGAACGAGCTATCGGGCAACTCTCCGGTAACTCCGGATGGTTGGATAAGCTGTAGTGAGCGAATGCCCCCTCAAGATGATTGGATTTTAATTTATTCAAAGCACGGCGAGTATATGGCAGGACAGGTACAAGGGGAATACGTGGAGTTGAGCGACGGCACTTTATCGTGGTTAGGGAACGCCTTGTTCTGGATGCCGCTACCAGAACCGCCGCAGGAGGTGAAGTGATGGACTCCTTCGCGAAATATACGATTATTGACTGGATAGCATTCCTTCAGGTTTTGCTCATCTGGTTTTATATGGCTTACAGGAGTGGACAGTGGATTGTCAGTGTAGCCTGTAGCAAGGGATGGCGTTGGTGGAACCGAAAGAATAAAAAAGCACTGGCATTGGATTCGTTTTACGAAGCATTCAATCTTAACAGCCTTCAGCCTGGTTCTGTCATTGTAGTCACCACTCAAAGCGGCATGACGATACAAATTCACAAGCCAAAGGAGGAAGGTCGTGGCTAACCTTCAACTTGCCGTCAAAGGTGAATACTTCGATGCCATGATTCGTGGAGAGAAAACGGAAGAGTATCGTCTGTGTAATGACTACTGGAATAAACGCCTCGTTAATCGTAAGTATGACCGCCTGATTATCACAAAGGGATATCCGAAGCGCGACGATTCCAGCCGCAGAATTGATGTTCCGTATGACGGATATGAAATCAAGACAATCACACATCCTCACTTCGGCGATAAACCGGTAAATGTGTTCGCGATAAAGGTAAATATTGATGGCTAAATCAGCAGCAGAGCGCAAAGCCGCTCAGAGAGCCAGACAAGCTGCATCTGGTGTGCGTAAGCTGGAAATTGTGCTTGATGCTCAGGAAATTGAAATGCTGGAGCGTAACTGTGCCACGCGTCGCCCCGGGCGTGCGCCTTACGAATTTGGTGAGTATATAGCGTTACTGATCCGCCAGGATGATGCACGCGTGCGCGGGCGTATAAAATCGATCAGCAGAAAACGTTGCGGTAAGTGCGGCGAGAGAGTTCCAGTTAATTCATGCCCGTGTAATGGTGACTCGCAATGCTGGGTGACTAAAGGCTGGCATGAAACGAAATTAATAGTGTGACATGTCACGAGTAGATTATGCATGATGAATTTGATGGTTTTGAATACTGCCGCCAACTATGGCGGCTTTATTTTGCATGGTACTATTACCACAACGGTAACTATTACCACGGTGGTTATGATGCCTGCTGAACCTAAAACCTATAAACGCAAATCAACGCAATTTAAGCCGCTCACAGCAATGCAGGAGGCTTATTGCCAGTCATACATCAAAACGCCTGAAAACCAGACTCAGGCAGCGATTAACGCAGGATTCTCCCCAAATACAGCGGCAGTTAAAGCCAGTGTCATGATGCGCGATGAACGCATTCAAAAACGGATTGCCGAGTTGATGGAGGAGCGCAACAAACGAATGCGCGTCAGTGCTGATTACGTTCTCATGCGCCTGGTGGAGATCGACCAGATGGACGTGATCGACATCCTCAACGACGATGGGAGCCTTAAGCCAATCCGCGAGTGGCCGAAAATCTGGCGCACTACGCTTAGTGGCTTTGATCTGTCATCGACCATCATGAACATGAACGAGGATTCGATAGAGACAATCCTCAAAAAAATTAAATGGCCTGACAAGGTGAAGAACCTCGAACTGATTGGTAAGCATGTTGATGTCAACGCGTTCAAAGAACGTCTGGATGTTAATGTGAATGTGACAATTGCTGATCGCATAGCAGCAGCCAGGAAGCGACTCAAAGAACGTCAGGATGGTAATCAGTGAAAGATACAGCGTTATCTCCTGAAGAGCAGTTGATCGAGGATATTGCAGGGTTCACTCACGATCCGCTTGGTTATGCCCTCTATGCGTTCCCGTGGGGGGAAGAGGGGACTGAACTGGCACATGCCACCGGTCCACGTCAGTGGCAGGCCGATGCGTTCCGAGAGATACGTGATCACCTGCAGAATCCAGAGACGCGCTATCAGCCGCTTATGCTGGCACGCGCTTCTGGTCACGGTATTGGTAAATCCGCATTCATCTCAATGCTGATCAACTGGGGCATGTCCACTTACGAGGATTGTAAGGTCGTGGTGACCGCCAACACCGACAACCAGCTACGAACGAAGACCTGGCCGGAAATTATCAAGTGGTCGAACCTTGCTATCACGAAAGACTGGTTTACCTGTACCGCTACCGCGATGTACAGCAATGACCTAGGGCACGACAAGCGGTGGCGGGCTGACGCAATACCCTGGTCTGAGCACAACACCGAGGCATTCGCCGGACTACACAACGAGCGCAAACGCATCATCGTGGTGTTTGATGAAGCGTCGAACATTGCGGATCTGGTGTGGGAAGTTGCCGAGGGTGCGCTTACGGACGAAGACACTGAGATTATTTGGGTGGCGTTCGGAAACCCTACACGTAACACCGGGCGTTTTCGCGAATGTTTCCGCAAATATAAACACCGCTGGAAAACTGCGCAGATTGACAGCCGGACGGTGGAAGGCACTAACAAACAGCAGTTGCAGAAATGGGTTGATGACTACGGGGAAGACAGCGACTTCGTTAAAATCCGTGTGCGCGGCATATTCCCTGATGCATCTGAATTGCAGTTTATCCCTACCGGTCTTACTGATGAGGCAATGAAACGGGTGGTAACCGCTGCGCAGGTTGCACATGCTCCGGTGATAATCGGCGTTGACCCGGCATACTCCGGCGTTGATGACGCTGTGATATACCTGCGGCAGGGGCTGCACAGTAAGGTGCTGTGGACCGGCAACAAGACCACTGACGATCTGATTATGGCAAAGCGTATCGCTGACTTTGAAGACCAGTATCAGGCTGACGCGGTGTTCATCGACTTCGGTTACGGTACCGGGCTGAAGTCAATCGGTGACGGTTGGGGGCGCACATGGCAACTTGTTCCGTTCGGTGGCGCGTCTACTGACCCGCAGATGCTCAACAAGCGTGGGGAGATGTTCAACTCATGCAAGACATGGCTGAGGCTGGGCGGCATGCTGGATGACCAGGAAACAGCGGACGACCTGTCGGCGGCAGAGTACAAAGTTCGCGTGGACGGTAAAATCGTTATCGAACCGAAGGAAGATATCAAAGAGCGGCTTGGGCGTTCTCCTGGTAAAGGCGATGCGCTACTGCTGACGTTTGCGTTCCCTGTGTCGAAGCGTCTGCGAATTCCCGGGCAGCAGAACCAGCAAGGCAAGGCGCTTACCGAGTACGATCCATATGCTTAGTCTTTATTTTTATCATCGAAACCTGATAATCCAGATAGAACACCAAAGTTATTAAAAACGTTTGGCTTACCAGATTTTAATCCGGATAAGTTGTGTTGCTCCAAAAAGTTGCTAATTGTTTGGCCGTTGCCAAGTGCAAGGCTTTTTATTTGAGATTTTTCAGGGTATTTGAGTTTGTATTCGTCGAAATCATTTTGGAGGGTCTTATATGCCTCATTCATTCTTCCCAGAGTTTCCGATATCTCTTTTAATGAATGATTTAGAGCTGCTAACTGAGCACTGGCGGATCTCAATTCGTCATCTTTAGCTTTCAACTCGGCAGTCAATTCCCCCATACTATTCTTTGATCGAATAATCTCTTCTTTCATCTCTTGGATGTCTTTTTCCGCGCCAGTCTTAACTTTGTCGTATGTAACATCTTTTTTAGCCAATAACCTCTGCAGTCTGGTTTCACGCTGGATTTTTCTTGCCTTCAGGTGATTTTCGATTGAGTCATTATTATCAAGAGGCTTTGCTTGCCATACGTTAATGATATTGTTTACCCATGGTAATAGGCAGCAGATAGCAATTACAGATAAGCATGGATAAAACATAACAGTTTTCCATGTGCTGTTATCTGAGATATATGAAATTTTATCTATTATGTTTGATTTGCTAAAAAATAGATAAAGAATTGATTTCCAGTTGAAGGCGCACCAGGACATAACAAAAGCACCAAGCACAGGGTTTTTGGCTCGATTCACGGCAGTATTGGCAGTAGATAAAAACAGCTCTTTAAACGATTCAAACATGCTAATTACCTTGAAGTTTTTCATGATTATACCTTTAAGGTAATTTGCGGTCATCAAGCAAAAAAATGCCCGGCGAACCGGGCGAACTGGAAGCAATGAGTTATGCCTTCCGTGGCTGTACGGGTTTACAGCATGAAGTCATCGCAATGGCGTCCTGCTGTAAAAAGGGCGGTGATAGTCCTTCAAGGGAAACCATCACCGCCAAGCACCTGGAACTTCTGGCATCACGGTCCTTAGGCGTGATTCTGGCGTGGCATGCAGGATTCGAACCTGCGACCAACCGCTTAGAAGGCGGTTGCTCTGTCCAACTGAGCTAATGCCACAACGCTGAGAGCACTTAGCCTGTTAAGGCGCCACACTTTGTCGCGGCTCCATAAATGCTCTCATCGTTGTACCCTCGTCTCTTCCGAGGCGTCACACCGAATCGCCGGGATGGTGAATCCCGTGCGCGGAATAAAACCGCTCGACTTGCACATTCCGGCTACCTGGTTCGTTTGCCCGAGCAAGGGAGGGTGCCCCTTAAACGGATCCAGACCGCTATCGGCGCATGTGCCATACGCCGTACTGCTCAAAATAAAAGCTCACTCCACCTGTTTAATTTAACGACAAGCCAGTCAGGTTAGTAACCAGAATGAGCTCTTTAGTTACCTGAAAGGTAATAATTCACGCGTTAAATGTCAACTTTCTACGATAAATAAATCATATGTGGTTAAATTGGTAATAATTTAATTGCGTACGGAGTCATTGATATGTGCATGGGTAGCTCACCATCAGTGCCTGCAACACCAGAAGTTCAGGCAGCACCACAGGAGCAGGATGCCGCCGTTGTTGATGCCCGCGACGAAGAAACACGTCGCCGTCGCGCTGCTGCTGGTCGTAGTTCTACGCTGCTTACCGGTTCTCAGGGCGACACATCAACCGCTAATACCAGCGGTAAAACGCTGCTTGGTCAGTAACCGGAGTCATTGAAATGGCGGAAACAACTAAAGAGCGATTGAACAAACAGTTCGCACAACTTGAAAGCGAGCGTCAGTCGTTCGAGCCGCACTGGCGCGAGTTGAGTGATTACATCAACCCGCGTGGTTCCCGCTTTCTGACTTCTGAGGTCAACCGTAACGATCGACGCAATACACGCATTATTGATTCGACCGGGACTATGGCGGCGCGAACTCTCGCCAGCGGCATGATGTCAGGCATCACAAGCCCCGCGCGTCCGTGGTTTCGCCTGGCTACGCCAGATCCTGAAATGATGGATTATGGCCCTGTTAAGTTGTGGCTTGAGGCGGTGCAGAACCGCATGAACGATATGTTCAATAAGTCGAATCTCTACCAGTCTCTTCCGCAGTTATACGGAAGCCTCGGCACATACAGCACCGGTGCAATGGCGGTACTGGAGGATGACGAGGACATCATTCGCACAATGCCATTCCCGATAGGCAGTTACTACCTGGCTAACTCACCTCGTGGCAGTGTGGACACCTGTTTTCGCAAGTTCTCTATGACTGTTCGTCAGCTTGTTCAGGAGTTCGGGCTAAATAACGTCAGCGAATCCGTAAAAAGCATGTGGGAAAGCGGCACCTACGAGAAGTGGATTGAAGTGATGCATTCGGTTTACCCGAACATTGACCGCGATACATCGAAGCTGGATAGCAAGAACAAGCCATTCAAATCGGTTTATTACGAGGTTGGTGGCGATAACGACAAGTTGTTGCGTGAGTCCGGATTCGATGAGTTTCCAATTATGGCTCCGCGCTGGGAAGTTAACGGCGAAGATGTTTATGGATCATCATGCCCGGGTATGCTGGCGCTTGGACCTGTTAAGGCATTGCAGCTTCTCCAGAAGCGCAAGTCGCAGTTGATTGATAAAGCCACCAATCCGCCGATGGTTGCTCCGACTTCCCTCAAGAATCAGCGCGCCTCCCTTCTTCCTGGCGACATCACGTATATCGATCAGATTACTGGTCAGGATGGTTTCAGGCCTGCTTATCTGGTTAACCCCAGTACAGCAGATCTGGTAGCAGACATTCAGGACACTCGCCAAATCATTAACAGCGCCTACTTTGTCGATCTGTTCATGATGTTGCAGAACATCAATACCCGCTCGATGCCTGTTGAAGCAGTGATCGAAATGAAAGAAGAAAAGCTTCTGATGTTGGGGCCGGTTCTGGAGCGTCTGAACGACGAATGTCTTAATCCTCTCATTGACCGCGCTTTCTCGATGATGGTGCGTAAAAACATGCTGCCGCCACCGCCTGACGCGATGGAAGGCATGCCCCTGAAGGTCGAATACATTTCCGTCATGGCTCAGGCGCAGAAGTCTATCGGCCTGTCCAGTCTGGCGTCTACGGTCAACTTCATTGGTCAACTTGCGCAAGCGAAACCAGAAGCTCTCGACAAACTCAACGTTGATCAGGCGATCGATGCATTCGCTGATATGTCCGGAGTGTCTCCAACCGTCATTGTTCCGCAGGAACAGGTTGAGCAGGCTCGCCAGCAACGGGCACAGCAGCAACAGCAGCAACAAATGATGGCGATGGGAATGGCGGCGGCACAGGGCGCCAAGACGCTAAGCGAAGCTAAAACTTCGGATCCGAGTGTTTTGTCAGCTATGGCGAATGCAGTTAGTGGTCAGGGTGGGCAATCACAATGACAGATTACGAAGATGATCAACTGAAAGAAGAAAACGCCCGTAAGCAACGTGACATGGCACAGCGTGAAATTGATGACATTCGCTTTGTCATGAGCAGTGAACAGGGGCGTCGCGTTGTCTGGTCGGTGCTGGAGAAAGGCCGTGTGTTTTCCGCTATCTCACCGATGGACGCTATGGCAATGGCATTTAATGAGGGGCAACGCAATCTGGCGCTGGAACTGTTTCAGCGCGTTATGGCGCATTGCCCTGAACAGTATTTGAAGATGGCCAAAGAGGCCAGTGAACAGGAGTGATCATGAATTTATTTGAGCGTTTGCTGTATCGCCGTCTTTGCAATGAGCAACCAGTCGATGGTGGAGCAGCTCCGGCTGCGTCAGAACCGTCAGCGCCTGCAGGTGATAACCCTGCTCCAGTTGGTGATCCATCACAATCGGAAGGTGATAAGCCACAACCTGTTGCTGATGGCGATAAACCTGCTGATGACAAAAAGCCTGAAAACGATAAGCAGGATGAAAAAAAGGACGGCGATAAACCAGAGGGTGCGCCTGAGAAGTACGAGTTTCAGGCTGCCGAAGGCGTAGAGCTGGATACAGAAGCGTTGAAGGAATTCGAGCCGGTGGCGCGAGAACTTAACCTGACCAACGAGCAAGCGCAAAAGCTGGTTGATGCTTATCCGAAGATTCTGGCAGGTGTGCAGCAGCGCCAGGCAGAAGCCTGGCAGAAAACAACCGAGCAGTGGGCTGCTGATGTAAAAGCTGACAAAGAAATCGGTGGCGACAAGTTGATTTCTAACCTTAGCGCCGCACAGCGTGCGCTTGACCAGTTCGGGACACCTGAACTCAAAGAATATCTGAACACCACCGGGCTGGGTAATCACCCTGATCTGGTCAAAACGTTCGTGAAAATCGGAAAGGCGATGTCTGAAGATGGCATGGTCACCGGTGGTAATGAAGGCCAGCGTAGTGCGGCCGAAGTGCTCTATGGCAAATAAGAGAGGAAATGACAATGGCTGTTAAAGGCTTAACTGCGCTAACGCTGGCTGACTGGGGTAAGCGCGTCGATCCAAACGGGAAAGTCGATAAGATTATCGAGCTTCTCGGTCAAACTAACCCGATCCTTCAGGATATGCCTTTTGTCGAAGGGAACCTTCCTACCGGACACCGAACCACCATTCGTTCTGGTTTACCTTCAGCTACCTGGCGTTTGCTGAACTATGGCGTACAGCCAAGCAAATCAACCACAGTGCAGGTAACCGATTACGTTGGCATGCTGGAAACCTATGCTGAAGTCGATAAGTCACTGGCTGATCTGAACGGCAATACCGCCGAATTCCGCCTGTCTGAAGACCGCGCATTTATTGAAGCGATGAATCAGCAGATGGCGCAGACGCTGTTTTATGGTGATTCCAGCGTTAACCCTCAGCAGTTTATGGGACTGTCCTCCCGCTATTCCAGCCTGTCTGCAGGTAATGCTCAGAACATCATTGATGCTGGTGGCACGGGTACAGATAACACCTCAATCTGGTTAGTGGTGTGGGGCGAAAACACAGTGCATGGCATCTTCCCGAAAGGGCAGAAGGCTGGCATTCAGATGGAAGATAAAGGCCAGGTGACACTGGAAGATGCTAATGGCGGCAAGTACGAAGGCTACCGTACCCATTACAAATGGGACAACGGACTTGCTCTGCGTGACTGGCGTTATGTTGTTCGCATTGCAAACATCGATGTCAGCAATCTTTCAGAACCTTCCTCTGCCGCAAATATTGCGAAGTTGATGGTTAAAGCACTGCATCGCATTCCAAATCGTGGCATGGGTCGCCCGGTGTTCTACATGAACCGCACTGTAGGCCAGGCTCTTGATCTGCAATCTCTGGAGAAAACATCTCTGGCGATCAGCGTAAAAGAGACAGAAGGCGAGTGGTGGACTTCATTCCGTGGTGTACCAATCCGTGAAACTGATGCGCTTCTGGAAACAGAAGCCCGCGTGGTGTAACGCCTGTTATTAACCTGTGGGTCGTAACAGACCCACTAATGGAGAAAGAAGATGATCACCGACAAACTGTTGATGTTCTCCGAAGCTCAGGCGGTTACGAATACCGCGGCTTCTACTGACGTAATCGATCTCGGTCCAATTGATGGAAACCGTCGCGATATCGGTGTGGGTTACCCGCTTGAGTTTTGGGTGCTGGTTAACGAAGCCGCCACGGCAAGTGGTGAGGCAACTGTAAACATCCAGTTGCAGACGAGTGAGAATAACAGCTCTTGGACCACTATTTATGATAGTGGTGCGTTGGCAAAGGCCACCCTGACAGCAGGTAAGCGAGTTGTTTCTGCAAAGGTGCCAGCCGGTGTTCAGCGATATCTGCGTGTTAACTACTCCGTCGCAACTGGCCCACTAACGGCCGGCAAATTCACTGCGGGTATCAGTCTGGATGTTGATGCCAATACGCCGTACCCGATCCGCTCAAAAGTAACTGGTTAAGGTGATATCGATGTCAGGTGAGAAACCAAGATACCGCGTTCTGCGCCTCTCTCATATCCATAACACTCTGTGGCCGGAGGGGGCAGAAATCGAATACGAAGGTGAGCCTGGTAGCGCACTGGAACCTGTTAACGATGCAGCCAGACAGGCAAAAGCAAAAGTTGCAGGAAAGGTGTCAATGGCAGCAACCAGCACCAAAATCATCAACGATGTGTCAGATGATGGTGAACTGGATAAGCTCTGTGAAGAGTACGAATTGCTCTTTAACGAGAAGCCACACCATAACGCCAAAGCCGAAACGCTACGCGAGAAGATCGCAGATAAGCGTAAAGAACTGGGCGTGTAAGCCTCGCGAATCAGACAAGGGGCTTCGGCCCCTTTATTGCAGGAGTATAGAAACTTATGGCCTCTGTAGTAGAGATCTGCAATCGTGCGCTGTCCAATATTGGCAACAGCCGCAGCATTAACAGCCTGACGGAAGCCAGCAAGGAAGCGGGGGAATGTTCGCTGCACTTTGAGGCCTGCCGTGATGCTGTGCTTTCTGATTTTGACTGGAACTTTGCTACCAAACGCGTGGCGCTTGCAGATACGAGCAATCCACCACCTGACTGGGAATATGCGTACCAGTACCCGTCAGATTGTCTGCGCATTACTGAAATTATGCTTCCTGGTGTACGCAATCCAACAGCAGCAATGCGCGTTCAGTACGAAGTTGGTGCAGACACCAACGGAACAGGAAAGTTGATCTACACAGACCAGCCTCAGGCATGGCTCAAGTATGTCTCTCGCGTTACAGATGTGAACATGTTTGATGCCATTTTTATGGAGGCGTTGGCCTGGCGTCTTGCGGCAGCTATTAACATGGCGCTGACTGGGAATGCAGACCTCGGTACGTTTGCCCTCAATATGTACAATCGCGTGATTCTTAGTGCTGGCTCGCATAGCCAGAATGAATCACAGGAACCACAGCCACCGGTTGACGAGTTTACCATTGCGAGGTTGTCCTGATGGCTATCAGTTGGATCCAGCCCAGCTTTGCTGGTGGTGAGATTGGACCGTCGTTGTACGGACGTATCGACATGGCGAAGTACCAGGTGGCATTGCGCAAGTGCGATAACTTTATCGTGCGGCAGTATGGCGGCGTTGAGAATCGACCTGGTACGCGTTTTGTCGGTGCCGCCAAATATCCAAATCGGAAATGCCGCCTGATCCCGTTCCAGTTCTCGACGGTTCAGACTTATGCTCTGGAGTTCGGACACCAGTACATGCGCGTTATCAAAGATGGTGCGTTGGTGCTGAACAGCAGCAATGTTATTTATGAAATTTCCACGCCATATACTGAAGCCGATCTGTTCCGAATTAAATTCACGCAAAGCGCAGACGTGCTTACGCTGGTTCATCCGGCATACCCGCCGAAAGAGTTGCGCCGCTATGCGCATGACAACTGGCAACTGGTTGATGTGGTAACGAAGAACGGGCCATTTGAAGATATCAATATTGACGAGTCAGTGACGGTTTATGCCAGCGCCAGCACCGGGACAATTACGCTAACGGCAAGCGCCTCTATTTTTGGCGCGGAGCAGGTAGGCAAATTGTTCTATCTGGAACAGCCTGCAGTGGATTCTGTGCCGGTATGGGAAACCAGTAAGAGTACGTCGATTGGCGATATTCGCCGAGCAGACAGTAACTACTATCGCGCCGTTAAAGCAGGCAAAACAGGTACTTTGCGCCCTTCGCATACAGAAGGCACATCATGGGATGGCTGGGGCGGATCCGGTGATGATGATACTGGCATTGAGTGGGAATATCTGCACAGTGGTTTTGGCATTGCCCGTATCACTGCTGCAAATGGAACTACTGCAACTGCCGAGGTGATTTCCTATATCCCTTCGCAGGTAGTTGGCGAGGATAATGCCAGCTATAAATGGGCTAAATATGCCTGGAACAGTGTTAATGGTTATCCTGGCACTGTTGTTTATTATCAACAACGTCTTTACTTCGCCGCATCGACTGCGTTTCCTCAGACTATCTGGGCCAGCCGTACCGGGGATTATAAGGATTTTGGCAAAAGCAATCCTACGCAGGATGACGACAGAATTATCTACACCTATGCCGGGCGTCAGGTTAATGAGATCCGTCACCTGATTGATGTTGGTTCGCTGGTGGCGCTGACTTCCGGAGGTGAGTACGTCATCACTGGCGACCAGAACAAAGTGCTTACCCCATCATCATTTGCATTCAGCTCTCAGGGATCAAATGGCTCGAGCAATGTCCCACCAATTGCCGTGGCGAATATTGCTCTGTTCGTCCAGGAGAAAGGCAGTGTTGTCCGTGATCTGGCCTACTCATTCGATGTTGACGGCTATCAGGGGAACGACCTGACCATCCTTGCCAATCATCTTTTTCAGAAGCACAGTATTGTTGACTGGTGCTTCTCTATTGTCCCTTACTCCAGCGCCTTCTGCATTCGTGATGACGGTAAATTACTGGTGATGACCTATTTGCGTGATCAGCAGGTTTTTGCATGGGCACCACAATCCAGTACCGGAAAATATGAAAGCACATGCAGTATCAGCGAAGGAAATGAAGATGCGGTGTATTTCGTCGTTAACCGAACCGTTAACGGGCAAACAGTGAGATACATCGAGCGACTGTCCAGCCGTTTATTTACCAGCGATGAAGATGCTTTCTTTGTTGATTCTGGCCTTAGCTATGATGGAAGAAATACGTCTGACAGAACGATGACCATCACTGGTGGTTCTGGTGAATGGGATTACCGCGCGGAATATACAATCAGTATTTCTGGTGGTGCGTACTTCACCAGTAGTGATGTCGGCGCGCAACTACAGTTCCCTTATGCCGGAACTGATCCTGGTACTGGCGATGAAGTGTCAAAAGAATTACGTTGCGACATTATTTCTGTAACCAGCAATACCGCTGTAGTGGTTCGTGCTAACAGGAACGTCCCGCCATCCCTCAGGAATGTGGCCACCACGAACTGGCAGATGGCGCGCCGGACATTTGGAGGCCTGTCTCATCTTGAAGGCCAGACCGTAAACATTCTCTCTGATGCGAACGTGGAACCACAGAAAGTGGTTTCCGGAGGTGCCGTCACGCTGGAATCACCGGGGGCTGTAGTGCACATCGGCCTGCCAATAACTGCTGAATTCGAAACACTGGATATCAACATTAACGGACAGGAAACGCTGCTGGACAAAAAACAGGTGATCCCCTCCGTTACTCTGGTTGTGAATGCCAGTCGCGGCATCTGGGCGACTACGCCCGGCGGTAAATGGTACGAATATCCACAGCGTGAATTCGAGTTCTACGATGATCCTGTTGATGATGCTACCGGAAAAGTAGAAGTGAAACTGGACAGTAACTGGGGCAAAAACGGACGTGTAAAAATCCGTCAGCTTGATCCGTTGCCGCTGTCTGTTCTTGCCGTTATTCCTCGCCTTACTGTTGGGGGATTCTGATGATCGACGTTCAAATTATTCCCGCTACCGAAGAGCATCTTCAGATGATTTTGCCGGATGTTCGTCAGGCTGATATTGACGAACTGTATGCGGTATCGCTGATGACTACCGAAGATGCGCTGCGTGTTGGTCTGCGTACTGCGACTATGGCCTGGTCAGGATTTGCGAACGGAGAACTGGTAACCATGTTTGGCGTATCTCCGGCGTCAATGATCGGTGGCAATGGTACGCCCTGGCTGGTAGGAACCAGCCGTATTGAAAAATATCAGAAGACATTTCTTCGCCACTGCCGCCCTGTATTGCAGCAGATGCTGGCAGTTTATCCGCGCCTGGAAAACTACGTCGACGAGCGAAACCATGTTGCCAAAGCATGGCTGCACTGGCTTGGATTCAGGCTTGAAGAAGCCGCGCCTTATGGTGCTCTTGGTCTTAATTTCCACAGATTTCACATGGAGAGAAAATAATGTGTAACCCAGCCATCGCTTTGGTTGCCGTCACAGTGGCATCCACAGCCGCGTCAATGTACAGCCAGAGCAAGCAGGCAAAATACCAGTCAGCCATAGCTGATCGGAATGCTGAAATTGCTGAAGCTCAGGCACAGGATTCAATCAATCGTGGGAATATTGAAGCGGATCAGCGTCGTCGTGAAATGCGTCAACGCTCAGGCACTGCGGCGGCCACTATGGGGGCTACCGGTGCGGAATTAAGTAGCGGAACAGCTCTTGACGTTTTTGCGGATAATGCTCAGTTCGGCACTCTTGATGCGTTAACGACAGTGAATAATGCTCAGCGTGAGGCATATGGGTATCAGGTTCAGGGAATGAATGCTCAGGCACAGGGGGCTGCTGCTCAGTCGGCTGCTAAATCATCGATGACCAGCACTTTGTTAACGGCACCACTAAAAGCATACGGTGCATACCAGATGGGCGGCGGAACGTGGAGCCCGTTCTCTCAGAAGGCTGCGCCGATTTCTGCTGCTGTTGGCACTCCAACCGGTCGATAAGGGGATAATAAGATGCCAGTTGTACCAACAACATCGGGCCGTCAGGTTCAGAGCAGAGGGATTTCGACGCAGGGATTCTCATCGTTTCAGACACCAAATGTCGGTGATGTACTTGGCGATGTTGCAGAGCAATATGCAGGTATTATTGCGCAGGCAAAACAGCGTGCGAATGTTGCTATGGCTCAGGATGCTTCTCTTAGCTTAAGCCAGATAAGCAGCGATCTGCTGAATAACCCTGAAACAGGTTTGCTTAACCTGAAAGGGAAAAATGCTATTGGAAAAGGTCAGGAGTATACGCAGCAGTTTGATGCTCAGGTCGAACAACTGGCTATGTCGCTGCCGGATGAACAGGCTCGTAATGCTTTCATGCAGCAGGCGCAGCAGCAGCGCATTCAGTTCACTACGCAGGCCGGGCGGCACGAGATAGGGCAAATAAATGCCTACGAAGAAGGCCAGTTTCAGGCTACGCTGCTGAACAATGGTAAAAATGCCGCAGCATTGTATGGCGACAACGCCGCATACGTATTGGCTAATAAGCAAACTTTCCAGCAAATTGAGGATTACGGCATTGCACATGGCTGGAGTGACGAGCAAATCCAGGCCAAGAAAATCGAGTTTAAAGAAGCAACAGCAAAAGCAACTGCTCAAAATGCTATTGGAGCAAACTATCTTCAGGTAAGACAGCAAAACGGCGAGTTAAGCGATACTGCTGCTGGTTCTCGCCGTGCTGTAGCAGATAGTGGCTCTTCCGATCGTACCCGCGGTATACGCAACAATAACCCCGGCAATCTTGAATACAGCAAAACTAATCCGTGGGTTGGGCAGACTGGTGATGATGGTCGCTTTGCCAAATTCGAAACCCCTGAACACGGTATTCGTGCATTAGGGCGGAACCTGATGTCGTATCAGCGGCAGGGTATTGATACCGTCAGCGAGATAATTAATCGCTGGGCACCGCCTACTGATAAAAATGACACTATGTCGTATATCAAAGCAGTGTGCGAACAACTTGGCGTTTCTGCTGATGAGCCTCTCGATGCATCAAATCCTGATACCCTGAAGGCGCTTTGTGCAGCCATTATCCATCATGAAAACGGTAGCCAGCCATACAGTGATCAGCAGTTAACTGCAGGTGTTAGTGCTGCGCTGGGGCTTTCTCAGCTACCGACAAAAAATAAACGTTATACCGGTGTAGCCTGGTTCGATGCTTTAAGTGAATCAGATCAGGCCAGCGTGTTGCGACAGACTGATGCACTAGCCAGACAACAGCAGGCTGAATATAAAACGATGCTCGACAGCCGGGTTCGCGATGCGACGGCTGCGTATATGCGTGGCATTGAATTTCCTAACCCACCTGGTGAGGATGATTTTATTGCAGCTTATGGAGTCAGAGAAGGAAACCTGCGATATACCGAGTTTAAGAATACGCAGATCGCCGGACAGTATATAGGCTCTTTCCGCAACATGCCGACAAGCAGCATTACAGCATATGTTGAGCAATTACGCCCGGATACTGGTGATACAGGGGAGGGGTATGCGGCACGCGCAACTCTTTATGACAACGTTGTTTCGGCTGCAAATCAGGTGATAAAGCAGCGGCAGTCGGATCCTGTGCAGTTCTCTCTTGCCTCCGGACAGGCAAAGCCTATCGACATGAGCAATAAGGATAACTTTGGACAGAGCGTTGCCTTGCGTGCCGCTCAGGTCAGTGACCTTGCTAAGTCATATGGCACTCCACTGACGTTCTTTTCCAAAGACGAGGCCAATCAGATCGGTGTTTTCTTTCGTGATGCTCCAGTTTCCCAACAGGCAGCATATCTCGATACCATCAGGCAGAGCACTGGTGGTGGGCAGGTGTATATGTCAGCACTACAGCAGATCAGTGCCAACGCTCCATCTGCTGCCGTTGCCGGGATACTGATGGATAAGCCTGGTGGTATTTTGGCAGAAAAAAACTGGTTTAATCCAGATGTTTCCGTGTCTCCTGAAACCGCTGCGCAGACAATTCTTGCTGGCGCGGCGGCTCGTAAAGGTACTGATGATGCGAAAGGTATTCCGATGCCTAAAGATGCTGATCTTCGCCTTGAGTTTTCTGACATGGTGAAGAATGCATTTGCTGGTGACGCTCAGGGCGCATCAATGGCATACGAGATCGCAAAGGATTATTACGCTGGTGTGATGGCGAAAAAAGGCGTGGTATCAGGCGAAATTGACAATGATGTCTGGAAACAGGCTGTTAACGTAGCTACAGGTGGCGTGCATGACTATAACGGAATGGGGAATGTCCTTTTGCCGTGGGGAATGTCTGCAGAGCAATTCGATAAGCAGGTTAATCAGGCTTGGAATGAACAAGTTGTCGGCTCCGGGATAAAAACACCGCCTGGTCAGTATGGTTTGCAAAGTTACGGCGATAGTCAGTACCTGGTGAAACTTGGTACTGGTTATCTGCTGAAAGATGATGGTTCTCCCGTTGTTCTTAATCTGACACAGAAGCGTCAGAGATTCTCCGGAGATATTCCGCAATGAGTTACTTTGGCCTTAATCCAGTAAACCAGAATCAGCAGCTTGACGAAGCAGCATCAAATCCAGCTGGCTTTAACAGCGATGTTGGTTTTTTCGACAATGCTGTAGGAGCGGCATTGTCTGGTTTGTACTCCGGGCTGGTGGCAAAGCCAGATCAGTTGCTATGGGCAGGGATGGATAAAATCGTATCCCCGATTGCTCAGTTTGTTAACGAAAACACCTCGATCAATGACACTTCAGTTTCATACATTGCTGAGCAGAGAAAACTAGCAGAGCAGCAGGTTAAGCGGCTGACGCCTGATGCCGCGACAACCGGAACCGCCGGGCAGGTCCTTTATGGGTTGTTCGATATGGGCGGGCAGGCTGTTGTCGGTACAACGCTCGGTGGTCCGGTCGGAGGTGCTGCGGCGGTAACTTCTCTACAGGGTTTTTCTGAGTTTGAACGGCTTACAGCACAGGGTGTTGATTTCAGGACGGCGCAGGAAGCGGGATTAGTGCAGGGTATTACTGCTGGTGCCGGAACACTGATCCCTATGAGCCTCGGGTTACGTGCTGGTGGTGCGCTGGCGGAAGGTGTGGCGGCTCAGCTTGCGCGGACGGGTGAAAGTTCAGTGCGACGCGCCGCAGCAACAGCAGTACGTGCAACGCCAGATATTGCCTATGCCGCAGGTACAAATATTGCGTTCGGTATGGCACAGCGTGGGCTTACTGCAAAAACGCTTCGTGATGGTGGCTATAGCGAAATGGCTAACCAGTATGATGTGTTGGATCGACAGGCAATTGCTATTGATGCTGTTCTTGGGGTGGCGTTTGGTGGTGTCGGCAGATTTATTAACTCTCGCGGCGAGTCTACAAGCGCACCAAATTTTTCACCAGTTGATATCGATGCTGCACTGGCGGCGAATGCCGCTCATCATGCTGAAATTGATATTGCTCCCGGCGTGCCGATCAACGTGCTTTCGCGTAATTCGCACATTCAGGCTCTGCGAAAAGCCATGTCTGATGTTAGCCAGGGGAGACCTGTAGACGTTGCCAGCATTGTTGAGTCTGCATCTTTCAGTGAAATTCCTGGACGCAAGAGTCTGCTGTCTCAGGCAGTTAATGAGGCTCTGTCATCTGTAGATGATGGAGTAACGGCGCGCGCTATAGAAAATCGGTTGCTTGAAGAACAGGCCGCGCAGCTTTTGCCGCGTGGCGATAGACAGGTTTACCAGTCTGAAATCGCTAATAGCCAACGAATTATTGAAAATCTCACTGAACAGCGCGCACAAATTCTTGCAGAAGATCCAGCCGGTAGCGGTAAGGCTTTATCTCGTGCTCGATCAGATAAACAGGCCAGACTTCGCGATATTGACCAACGAATCCGGCAGGCACAAGAACGCCTGGAATTTTCTCGTAACGCGTTGGCACCGCATGAGCCTGGCGGTCAGTTTTTTGAAGCTCGAGCAGAACTGGCTCGGAGACAGCAGGCAGAAAGTGAACTTAATGCTCAGGCTGTTTCATTCTATAAAACAGCAGAGGTCAGGACGCCAGACGAAGTAGCTCCTTTTGAGCCTGATAAAATATTGCAACAGGCAGAACAAAAAATGATGTCAGATCAGGCAGGAGATATTGATTTGCGCATAGCTGAAGACTCGCTGCTTGAATCACCTGACATGATAATCACCGTGCTGGATGATGATGGTAATCCACAATCGCGCAGTGCGCGTGAAGCACTGGATGAAGCGAACAGGGAAAGTGAGCAGGCAATACAGGATTCCAGCCTGTTTGATGTCGCTGTGGCGTGTTTCTTGAGAGGTTAAATTAAATGAGACAGGAATGTATACAAGCGGTTCAGCAGGCGGCGCAGCGCATGTTAACGGCGCGAGAAATACAGAACATTGAAGACCGCATTTATCGAAATATGCGCTCCATTGCTCGTGATGACCCTATGTCGTGGCGACAACTTTCCGAATCAGAGCGGCTATATCGAGCAGCACAATTGGCATCTGAAGAATTACAGCGAGAAGCGGCATTAAAGAAACGTCGTGTGGCTCTCACTATAGCCGCGCGTCAGAGATTGGATAAATTTATCAATAGCTATCAAGGGGCTGATGGGAAACTTGGCGCTCTTAACCGTACTATAGCTTTTAATGCAGACGGTAAATCTAATTTCCTCTCTGTTGAATCCAGAACAAAAGCCACCCGTGATTATGCATTGAGTCAATTGCAGGAGGCATTCGAAGCAGTTGATCCTCGCTTTTTTGGTCTGTTTGAAGATGAAGCGGGCGTACGTGACCTGGTATATGAAATGCGGGGGCAAAATACTGGCAATGCTAAAGCAAGAAACGGTGCTAAGGCGTGGAGAGAAGTTACAGAGCTGCTGCGCCGCCGGTTTAATGATGCTGGTGGGGACATTGGCTATCTCGAAAACTGGGGGATCCCTCAACATCATTCTATGGAAAAGGTTGGGGCAGTATCAAAGGATAAGTGGGTTAGCGATGTTATAGGTAAGCTGGATCGCAAATATTATATCCGAGCCGATGGACAACTGATGAACGATGCCGAGTTGTCTTCATTTCTTGGAGAGGCTTATAACACGATCGCTACTGGTGGGCTGAATAAGCTTACTGATACCGGAATGCGAATTTCCGGCGCACGTGCTAACCGTGGTAATGCATCACGACAGATACATTTCAAAGATGCAGATTCCTATCTGCAATATCAGCAACTTTATGGCGATCGCTCTCTATGGGAAATCATGGTCGGTCACCTGGAAGGTATCAGTAAAGATATTGCACTGGTGGAAACATATGGCCCAAACCCCGATCATGTTTTCCGCTCTCTTCTTGATCAGGTGAAGGCAGAAACGGCAACAGCTAACCCGAGTAAAACCGGTAAAGTCGAGCGGCTGGCGAACAACACAGAGAATCTGTACAACTTTATTTCCGGAAAGACACAGCCTGTAGCGAATCCGCACATCGCGCGATGGTCTGACAATATCCGCAACTGGCTGGTTGCCAGCAGACTCGGATCCGCGTTGCTGTCATCGTTCTCTGATCTTGGAACCATGTATCTGTCTGCGAAGGTTACCAACCTTCCAATGAACCAGTTATTCCGCAACCAGCTTGAAGCTATGGACCCAACGAACCGTACAGAACTTGCGCGGGCGCGCCGCGCTGGTCTGGCGATGGAATCTCTACTTGGCAGCGTTAACCGCTGGGCGATGGATAATATGGGGCCGTCAGTGTCTCGTTGGGCGGCAACGGCGGTAATGCGTGCCAGTGGGCTTACAGCATGGTCAGATGCGCACAAGCGCGCCTATGGCGTAACCATGATGGGAAGCCTGGGAGAAGTAGTGTCACGGACACCAGACCTTCGTAGCCTCGATGACTCTGATTTTCGTATCCTGAAAAGCAAAGGGATTACTGACATAGACTGGAGCGTATGGAAGCTGGCGAAACAGGAGGACTGGGGGAACGGTAATAATACGATGCTGACACCGGAAAGCATTATGCGTATCCCTGATTCAGCAGTTAAACATCTTGGTGAGCCTGAACGCGTGAAATTTGAGGCAATGCGTAAACTGCTCGGTGCCGTAACTGAAGAAGTTGATATGGCTGTTATTACACCGGGAGCACGTGAGCAACTGATAACCGGTTCTGGTATTCAGCGTGGAACATGGAAAGGTGAATTAACGAGAAGTGTTTTCCTGTTTAAATCGTTCCCTATCTCGGTTGTTATGCGTCACTGGTCACGCGCTATGGGTATGCCGTCTGCTGGTGGGCGTGCGGCATATATTGCGACGTTTATTGCCAGTACGACCATTCTTGGCGCTTTGTCGCAGCAACTTAACGACCTTGCGTCTGGTCGTAATCCTCGAGAGATGACAGGAGAAGATGCCGCAAAATTCTGGCTTGGTGCTCTACTGAAAGGTGGTGGTCTTGGCCTTTACGGTGACTTTTTATTGTCAGATCACACTAGGTACGGAAGCGGCGCGCTGGCGTCGATGCTTGGCCCGGTAGCTGGTCTGGTTGATGACGTAGTGAAGATTGCTCAGGGCATACCGTTAAATGCTGTGGAAGGGAAGAGTGAGCAGACTGGTGGTGATCTGGTGAAGCTGGGGAAAGGTTTGATGCCTGGTGCGAATCTCTGGTACTTGAAGGCGGCTCTCGATCACATGATCTTTAACCAGATGCAGGAGTATTTTTCACCAGGCTATTTGCGTAAAATGGAGCAACGTTCGAAGAAAGAGTTTAACCAGACATACTGGTGGCGACCACAGGATGTCACTCCGCAATAAAAGGAGATATGATGGTTCAAATAACTTTTATTGTACTAATATGTGCAGCGTTTTTATGCTATTCATACATTTTGATAAAAATGGGTTTCAATTGGAATCTCTGTTGCGTGCAGCGGCATGGTTCGGCTTTGTAGTATTCGGAATTGTATTGTTCGGAAGAATAATAAAATAACTAGTTAATTTGTGGATTGGTGCTGTTTTTCCATGATAGGGGTAATTATGAGAAAAGTATTTTTGATTTTTGGATTTATGCTTCTCGTTGGATGCCAGTCAGCTGCACAGTTTGAAAGAAATATGCTTACGTGGCGCGGGCAGAGTATAGACGCAATGGTTCAGCAGTGGGGGTATCCTCAGGGAGAGCTTACATCTCCAGATGGAAACAGAGTGTATGTTTACTCAAGCTCTGGTAGTTATAACGTACCACAAACCACAACGTATAATACTACGTCTAATCTAATTGGTAATACTATATATTCAAACACATACGCAACAACTGATGGCGGTTATACACTCCATTTCAGTTGCTCTGTTTACGTTGAGTTTGGTGCTGATAAGATTATTAAAAATGTTACATGGCGCGGTAATAATTGCGTTGCGTGACATGTCACAGGCCGCTTTCGCGGCCTTGTTTTTAACGAATGCCACCGCCACCCGGGCGGGAATCCGCAGAACGCCCACCGCAGCGGGAGCCGTCAGCGGCAGTATCGCTGTCGTGCTGACAACGACCGGCAAAGGCCTGAGTTGAAGCTACCAGAGACAACAAAACGAACAGTGCAGCAAATGCTTTTTTCATTGTGACATTTCCATCTATAAGCCACCTCAATGTGGCGTCAATGAGTGTAGCACTGACTTTTGTTTCGTCCACAAAAAAGCCCGCGCTGCGGGCTTCTATTAATGCAGTTTATCTTTGCTTATAACCAGTAGTCTGTGGGTATGCACATCTTTATCACTGCCCCAACAGAAATCAGCCCACTGGCTATAGAAATCATCCCATGATGTCATGAAGCTAAGAGGTCTATCTTCTTCAGAGCCATCTGAAACGTATACATTATATCCTGGGGTGTTTATAGCCCAAGAAATCATTCTTTCCCAGAATCTTCTCCCATCGATTGTTTGTTGCTCATCAGATACAACGATCGCATATTGCTCTAGGAAGAACTGAAAAAAAATCTGAGGCAAACCATGAACAGCACGGTCATGAATAACATTAGGCGTACGCCATACCATGATCTGCGTACATGTTCTTTTGGCTTCGACGATATCTTCCCGAAAGATTAACTTAACCGCATACACCGTTTCTGGAGTATCGCTGGTAGTAATCATTCTGTAATGATCGCCATTACAAGATTTTACAAGGCGATAACCATAAGGTGTTGTGAATCCCGGAAGAACGAAGTCAACCACACCTTTCGCTAAGTAGCTTTCGGTGTGACTAGTGTTCTTCTCAGACATGTTCAGTTTTCTATCGAAATCTGCTTCTGGGATAATGTATGGCATCGCTTTTCTTGTTGTATTTGTTCTCATTTCGTCCTCCCATGTTTGGCTACAGGACGCGTTTTGAAGGGAAGATTAAAAATGCTTTCTTACCCTTGAGGTAATAGTACGCTATTCACCCCAAGTCTGCAATCTGTACAGAATTATTTAAAGGTACGTCCCTGTGCCGCCGCCGTCAGAAGAACCCTGCCTTGTCGTTGATGTACTCCGCGTGCGTCTGGATATCACGCAGGCATTTGCTCACACCAACGATGTAACAGAACATGGTGGTCAGCTCCGCCGCCGCGCCCGATACGTCGTGCCCGTCTTCCTGTAACTGGTTCAGCAGATTCATCAGCAGTGAGTTCTCCGTCAGGCCGAGAACACCAGACGGCGAATGAATCAGGCTACGGTAGCCTGGCTTCAGTGGGGCACTGTAGGTTTTGTTCTCTATCTTCATCGCCTGCATTACTGCTGACGCCGTGGCGTTGGCTACCTGGTCGGCAACCATCTTTATGCGTTCTTCCTGCGGGAGCGAGTTTTTAATGTAACTTCCGGTGCGGCGGATCTGAGGAAGAACCTCACCTGTAACCCATTTACGAAAGCGGTATGGGATAGTGCCTGGTGTCACCGCATCGCGGCAGCGGAGGATCAGTGTGTAGAGGCCTGACTCGTTGATAATATTGGTTTCGCCTTGACGGCCTAAGTTAAATTTAGCCCTTTCATCATCATCAAGAGATTTTATTGACATAGTGGGGTTTGTCAGTTGAAGAGCTTTAATAACGTCTTTGGCAACAAACCAAGGATTTCCATCAATAACAATGGCTCGAATGGTTGCTTCTGATTCAAAATGAAAAACAGATGGGGTTACGTTAGCAGTCATAGTGATCACCTTTGTAGTTAGGTTAATCACCACTACCGACGCCAATCGGTTGGTGGTGAACTGTGCAGGGTTGGCGTAACCGGCTACAAAGGACCCGGCGCACCTTTCGGTGCCCCCACACAGCCCACCATAGAATAGGTGCGCTTTACACATAAAAAAACCGCTTATGCGGCATATGTGCCTCTGTAGTAATCCGGGACGCCAATCCCGGCACTGGATTTTGCCAGTGCCCGATTACTATGGCACAAGAGGAGTGCGATGTAAATTTACCGTAAAGGTAATGATAAGCGCGAAGAAACATTAAAATCAACCGTATTTGGTTGATTGCGTTTAACGCTTGATCACCTGAAAGCAAGATATTACCTTTAAGGTAATGTTATTGTGAGGAAAAGCAATGGAAGTTTTCTGGATAGTTGTTGGTGTGGTTGCGGTGATTATTTACGTTATCAACCAGAACAAGACTAAGATCTCTGATCGTACGGTCGTTAATCATAACAAAACGATAAAGACCGAAGATGGGGAGATAACGATTAATCGTACACAGGTGATAGAACACACCTCTACTCAGTTTCAAAAAACTGGAGGTAATGCGCCTAATATTTCCGCACCTCCTGCTTATGATAGTGCGGTAATCCAGACATATTATAAACAGCAGGAGTTAGCAAAAGAGAGGCAACTGATTCAGCCAAAGCCGTTTACAGCTGAGATTCCACCTGGAGTGTCAACGCGTCCGGCATATCATGGAAGATTCCCTGGTGATGACATATCGTCTCAGTCATCTAAAAAAGCACCTCAGGCAATATCAGAGCCAGCAAGAATACCTTCTGTATCGCCGCCAAAAGAAGAATCAGCTAACAGAGTTTCAAGTGGTAGCAAGCAGTGCTTGCGATGCAGAATAAACCTTCCATATGAAAAATTCAGGAAATCGTCAAAAAATCCAGATGGATTGACTAAATGGTGTGCAAGGTGTCTCGATGGCCCAAAGAATACACGCCATATGAAGTGGTGCCCAATTTGTAATGTCCGCAGAAAACGAACCAGCTTTTACCCTAATAATCAAAATGCGGACGGCTTAATGGCATGGTGCAAAACGTGCTGGGATGAGCACAAAGCGAAACGATAGGCCGCTCTTGCGGCCTTTAAATTTACCGGGTTTGTTTTCGTAATTGTTCGGCACAATAGTCGAGATGTGTTTGCAGATCCCGCATAGACATCTGTGAGCTGGTGACGTAGTTAATCAGTGCAGTCAGTTCGGCAAGTGGGCCATCGACATTAAATCCATCCTTATCGAGATCCCGGAGTAATTTCATCAAGTGCGATCCCTCCACCAGTGACCTGACGCCTCCCGGCGTGTGAATCCTTTCGGTAAATCCGTCTTCCAGTGGATAGTGATACTGCTGCATCTTATCTTCTCCATGCAATAACTGTATGTTTATACAGTAACAAATAATTTGTTTGCTATCCAGCACGTTTTGCAAATTACCTGAAAGGTAATATCTATTCGTATTTACAGCATTTCTATCCATATGTGGTTTTTCAGGTAATAGAATAACCAGATATGCGGCGCAACGGGTGCTGCGACTATCTGGAGATTTAACATGACGGTCTCAACCGAAGTTGACCACAACGAATACACTGGTAACGGAGCTACGACATCATTTCCGTATACCTTCCGTATTTTCAAAAAATCCGACCTGGTTGTTCAGGTGTCTGACCTGAACGGGAACGTAACAGAATTGGTTCTGGATACTGACTACACAGTAACCAATGCTGGAGGATATAATGGCGGTAATGTAATTCTGTCGAAGGCGTTGGCTAACGGTTATCATATTTCTATATCACGAGAACTCCCGGTTACGCAGGATACTGATTTGCGTAATCAGGGTAAGTTCTTCGCTGAGGTACATGAAGACGCGTTCGATAAACTGACAATGCTTATTCAAAAGTGTTTTTCATGGATGAGGTTAGCACTTATAAAACCAAGCATTCTGGCTAACTATTATGATGCAAAAAATAATAAGATATCAAATCTAGCAAATGCCACTGACAGAAACGATGCTGTCAATAAAGGTTATGTTGATGATCTTTTTACTGGAGGTGTAACGCCTACACCTAACAGCGCTAAAAACGATATTTTTACAAATCACCAAAGAAAGATTGTAGCTACGATGCCGCTTCTTTTTCCTGAATATGATGCGATTATGGCTGCTAACCCGTCAGCAACTTATATGTATCCTCAAGGATTCTGCGTTAGCGAAGATTTGATATACATCACTTATCCATTTGAGCCTAAACAGACGAATAATGTCGTCGCAGTATTTAACATATCTGGTATTTATCAAGGTTATTTCTATGTTCAGGCTGGCGGCCCAGGCTTCGCTGCTGAAGGAATCGTGGTTACGTCAGACTATGGCCCCAAAAAAATGTTTGTTGGTCACACAAACGGAATACTGCGTGAATTTAATATGGAGGGGGCATTATACGGAAGCAATCTGCCTCTTGTACAAAACCATGATGTTGGATTATTCAACCAGTTCAGCTACAGAAGAGGTATATGGCTCGTTGAGCAGAATGCGCCAGAAGTAGGACAGAAAATCACAAGAACTGTACTTGCAGTGTTCGACAGTGGTTTCAATCGCCTGTCAACTATAACGCTGCCGTTACATGATGTTGGGTATGTAACTAAAAGCACCTCACCTTATGCGCCTTATTTCAACAAGCGTCAGGGTATTGCGGTAGGTGATAACTACTTTGTCTGTGGCTATGGCGGCTTCATAGCTGATGGGGCAGGAAGCGCAGGATATAACGAATATCAGGGCAGCAAAGTTTTTAACCCTGACGGTACAAAGCGAACTGAATCAATGCTTCATCCTCAGGCCATGATGGATTTAATGAAAGCCGCAGGATTGAACGTCACTCGCATAGAAAATGAAGGCGTTTGTGTTTCTCAGGATGGAAAATCCATTTATTCACTTTACATTCATCAGGAAAGAACTGGCTCTGAACCTTACAATTCAGGTTTGGTTATTTTCGAAGATTTCTCCACTGATAAAGATGCTATCGATTTTACACCTGCATCCAGGCTTTACCGCGGATTTGATATCGATCACGCGAGCATTGGGGTATATCCCCGTAGTGCGAAGGGGATTGTTAACCCTGTAGATGGTACGTTGTTCACTAACATGACTGAAATTCTTCGCTATATGCAGGAGATGAGTCAGAAGGCATTTAATTTTTACACAGGGACTGTCAGCATTGCTGATATATCTGGCGTGGCAATCCCTTCCAGCACATATGTTGAAATACTGAATGCGAATAATCAGACTTTTATAGTCAACTATTATTCATCTGATAGTGGTATTAGTTATTTGGTTGCAACTAATCCTTCTGGTGACTTTGTATTTGTGCGCCAGCGACCGGCACAGTGGGCATCTAACTTAACCATTCAGCAAAACGCAGATCCTGATACAAACCAATTAAACCGCATCACTGCATCATCATATGCCGGTGCAACTACAAACTCTCAGAAAATATTGGTCCTTGACCAGCAGGCTACAGCTAGCGCAAATAGCTTGGTATTGGGCGGTAGTTCTTCTGTGTTTAGGTCTGCCACCACGGTGGATATTGCATGCAACAGCGACCCGACAGCATTGGGAGGAACCATACGCTGGCGGTTTTATGATACAGGTCTTCGCCCGTTTGCTGACAATACCTATAATTTTGGTCAGGCATCGTTTCGTATTAAAGACGCCTACTTTGCAAATGCCCCAACCGTTTCATCAGATGCCACGCTGAAAACCAATCCCGAGGCAATATCAGATTTAAGTGAAATGCTTTCTTCTGATAGAGACAGCATTCTTGATGCCTGGGGCGATATTTCTGTTGTGGCGTATCGATGGCTCGACGCTATATCCATGAAGGGCGATGGTGCCAGATGGCATTTTGGCGTCATGGCTCAGCAGGTAAGGGATGTATTCTTGGCGCACGGAATTGATGGAACCAGATTTGGCCTTCTTTGCTATGACGAGTGGGACGATATTTTTGAGCCGGTAATCGCGACTAAAGAGATTACCGATACGTCTGGTGAGTTGGTCACCGTCGAATATGACACCGGAGAACAGAGGCTGGTTAAAAAAGCGGGTAGTTCATGGGGTATACGGCCTGACCAGTGCGCTTGGCTTGAGGCTGCATATCAGCGCCGTCGATGCGATCGTATTGAAGAGCGACTCGAACTATTGGAATCAAAATAAGACCAAATTTAGGTAATTATTATCCGTAAATGGTTTATTGTGTATGATGGACCTCATCTTCTAAGGGGGTTTTTATGCACAATAAACGGTGGTTACCATGAATGGCACGGTTACGGCGGATTCACTGAATCAAGGGTTAAGCTTGGGTGCGCTGGCCTCTGTCGTCTACGGCGTTCCGCCAGAGGTGGCTCTCGGTGCTCTGGCTGGTGCGGTAATATTTGTTACCTCTGCTGTAGAGTATCCTGTTCGTCGTCGTGTACTCTTGTCGATACTCAGCTTTCTTTGTGGTCTTCTCTTTTACAAACCAACAACATCAATTCTTATCGGAATAGCCAGCATGATACCTACCATCACGCAGGACTCTTTCGAGAAAGGGATCGTTTTCTCTGCTGGCGCATTCGTGTCAGCAATTGTCGCAGTGCGAATTGGTATATGGCTCTATCACCGTTCTGATAATCCACGCCAGTTAATTCCTGGGAGAAAAGGCGATGGTAACTAATGAGCTTGTTTTGCTTATCACCAATGCAATTATTTGTACTGGCATAGCAATTCGCGTTGTCACATTCCGGCGTAACGGCTCTCAACATCGAAGATGGGGAGGGTGGCTTGCTTATTTCCTTATTGTTGCTGCGGCCAGTATTCCTGTTCGTGTCGCCTATGCAATCTGGTTACGTACGCCAATGGCTGTGGATTTATCTGAGGTCATTATCAACGCTGTCATGCTTGCCGCGGTTATTAAAACACGCGGTAACGTTGTTCAGATTTTCAAAACATCGAGGTCTAAACATGGAGATTAAACAATTCCAGCGAGCTGCTGGTATTAGCGAGGCTCTGGCCGCACGCTGGTTCTCGCATATAACTTCTGCGATGAAAGAGTTTGGTATCAGAAAACCCGAAGATCAGGCAATGTTTATTGCTCAGGTCGGGCATGAGTCTGGTGGCTTCACCAGGTTGCAGGAGAATTTCAATTACAGCGTCACCGGACTGGCTAACTTCGTTCGTGCCGGTCGTCTTACTCAGGGACAGGCTAACGCATTGGGTCGTCGTGCAGGCGAGCCACCATTGCCACCTGAGCGCCAGCGTGCGATTGCCAATCTGGTGTACAGCAAACGCATGGGGAACAATGCCTCTGGTGATGGCTGGAATTACCGTGGCCGCGGACTTATCCAGATTACCGGTTTGAATAACTATCGTGATTGCGGAAACGGCCTGAAAGTGGACCTGCTGGAGAATCCTGAACTGTTGGTGCAGGACGAATACGCGGCTCGTAGCGCGGCGTGGTTCTTCTCCAGCAAAGGTTGCATGAAGTATACCGGCGATATTGCACGTGTAACTCTGATTATCAATGGTGGCAGGAATGGCATCGACGACCGGCGCGTGCGGTACATCACTGCCAGTAAGGTGCTGGCGGTATGATCTGGGCATTCGCAAAAGCATACTGGAAACAGTTGGTTGTCATGGCGATGCTTGCTGTTCTGGTCATATCAGGAGTTGTTGCCTGGAATGTGCACGGCAGTCGTCAGTACGACGCTGGGTATGCACAGGCGAAAGAAGACCGCAAAACCGAAGATGAGAGAGTTCGTCAGCACTACGAACAGGAGAAATCGATCAATGAACGTGAAGCGCAGCAGAGGATCGACCAGGCGCGCAATGATGCTCTTGATGCTGCCGCTCGCGCTGGCCGGTTGCAGCAACAGCTCGTTGCCATCCGTGAGCAGCTCAGGCACTATAACGCCATTGTCGGCGCTGGGTCGTCAGCCGCAGACACCGGAGTTTTGCTTGCCGACGTGTTCAGCAAATCTCTCGAGAGAAATAGACAACTGGCAGAGTATGCTGACCGGGCAGCCGAAGCCGGAAGAGTCTGCGAAAAACAGTACGACACCCTGACCAGATAGCATGGCATTTTTCATGGTACTGATTTCCGGTGACGGTATATAAAACGGTACGAGAAAAATTCATCTTTGGAAAAATGTTATCACTCAATTGGTTATGTGTGTCGTAAATAATTGAGTGGGAATGATTTGACCCTGCACTATGAATGAACAAAACCCTCTGTTACTACAGAGGGTTTTTTGTGCACAGAAAACCCCCAGCTAGGCTGGGGGTTCCGGAAAGCTTTCAGCTTTGAGCCAGTTATTAAAACCCCTTTTGATTTGTTAAAACACCTTGCGGTCTGGCAACT